ATGAAAGTTTTTGCAGCGACTGTGAAAAATAATGGTTTAACAGTACAGTTACTTATTATTGCAGAAGGAAGTGCACGTTCAAATATTTCACTAGATACTGGCCAAATGATTACAGTTTGTACGAAGGGCTGTTTTATTACTTTTTCCAATAAGGATAATTATGCAATAAAAACAGACGATACTATAGAGATAGATGAAAGTAGAGTATTTTTTAAATAAAATAGTTTACGATTCTTTTATTATAGGGTGCTTGTTGGAAAAGTTTTATAGTAAAACTTTCTGATCTATTTAATTATGGAATTGGTGATATATTTATGAAAATTTTGATGCTTTTTCATAAAAAGGATTGCGCGCATATTCGAGAAGATTAGAGAGAATAAGAAGAGGCTGATACGCATTTATTACGCTCAATTCAGATATGTAAAATCAGATTGCTTAAAGAATCTATATATAGAGCCCTAATTTTTATATTAACTACAACAAGATGTTTAAGCTGTAGAACTCAAAATTGCTTTTTTAAAAATGTTTGGAGTAGTTTACATCATGGTTCATGATGGCAGCTCTAACTGTTTAGCGAAGCATTATTAGTAAATTATCAAGAAGGCATGATTTAAAAAATGCCTTACTTAAAGGACTCTTTATTTATCATTTTGCTAATTACCCATGACGCTTAACAATACTATAATTCTTTACATAAGATGATTTAAAAAGAGATTTTTTATCATTTCCGGTAAGACTGAAGTAGGAAAAGATTTTATATAATGGTGCGGACGGCGGGCGAATCAGGCTTTAACAAATAGAATCCAATCACATAAAAATGCGTAAAGACGTGTTGCTATATATAGCTTTTTATGATTCAGTAAGAAAATTAATGATTAAAGGAAGAATCTGATATCAAAAATTAAAGGTGGTCGAAAAGGTGGTCGAAAAGGAGGGGTAAATGAGGGCGATTCATAGGTTATCAGCATCGTTTGTAAAGACGTCTCCTCAGGGTAAACATTGTGATGGAGCAGGCTTGTGGTTAAATGTTCGAAAAGACAATACACGCACTTGGTTTTTTCGTTATACATACCGCAATAAACGCCGTGAAATGGGGTTTGGTCCTGTTACAAAAACTTCTTTAAAGGAAGCACGCGAACTTGCTAAACATTATAGCGATATTCTTAAAAGTGGCAACGATCCTATTGTGTTTCGAGAACAAAGCATTTTAAGGCAGCAAAGCAATGTTTTTCAAGAAATTGCTCAAGAGGCTTTTGAAAGTAAAAAAGCTGAATTAAAAAATGAAGGCAAAAATGGTCGTTGGTTTTCTCCACTAGAGTTACACGTTATTCTACATATAGGTAATCTTCCTATAGAAAAATTAACAGCGAATATTATTCGTAATGTTCTTGCTCCACTTTGGCATAAAAAAGGAGATACAGCGCAAAAAGCACTGAACCGTATCAATATTTGCTTAAAATATGCCGCCGCTCTTGGCTTGGATGTTGATTTACAAGCTTGTATGAAAGCACGCATCCTTTTAGGAAAATCACGTGCTATATCAACAAATATTCCCGCTATGCCATGGCGGGAAGTTCCAGCTTTTTATCAATCCTTAAATAATGACCTCCTTTCAAATTTAGCACTGAAATTGCTAATTTTGACTGGAGTACGGTCATATCCCTTGCGATATTTACGTCTTGAGCAAATTGATAAAAATATATGGACGATACCAAAAGAAAATATGAAGGGTATTGTAGGAAAAGTTTCAGACTTTCGCGTACCGCTAAGTAATGAAGCTTTGAGAGTCATTGAAAAAGCTCTTTCTTTTGAAAAAAATGGTTTCTTATTTTCTGGTCTTAAAGGCACCCCAATTTCTGATGCAAGCATGGCAAAACATATGAAATTTTGTGGTTTAAAGTATCGTCCTCATGGTTTCCGCTCAAGCTTACGGGATTGGATAGCAGAAACAACATCAACACCATTTGAGATTGCAGAAACGGTTCTTGCTCATTCAGTTGGTAGTTCAGTGACAAAAGCTTACATGCGAACAGATTTTTTAGAACAACGACATGCTCTCTTAGAACAGTGGGCTACATTTATATCAGGAACGACTTGACACAATTAAGAGAATACGTTTATACACGGGCCAGGTGCTTAAGAAACACTGAATCGATAGCGGATTGGTTACCGAAATAATCAGTTCTCCGCGTTTTAAAGACTTTGACTCATTGTATGCGTGTAGCGTATAGTGACCTCGTCGGGTGTAGTTATGCGATACAATACTCTTTATGGGGAAAGCATAACGACGGACTATCGACCGTGTTTCTTAACACCCGGCGCTCTTTTTTAAAGTGTCATTAAGAAACCTTTAATCGATAGGAGTTCATTATGAACAATTTAATAAAAACCCCACAAACCACGTTGACAATGTCTAGTCGTGAAATTGCAAAGTTGTGCGGTAAAAGGCATGACAATATCGTAAGAGATATCCGACAAATATGTACTGACCTCAAAATTGAGGTGAGTGATTTTGCAAGTTCATACAAAGATTCAACAGGTCGTATACTTCCTTGCTTTAACCTCCCTAAACGTGAATGCCTTATTTTAATCTCAGGTTATAGCACAGTGTTACGTGCTAAGATTATTGATCGTTGGATGGAACTCGAAGGTCAATTACAACCTAATTATGAATTATTTTCTCGTGATTTATTAAAATCGCCTTCAGGTATTGGTGAAATTTTTGGAATGATTATAAAGCGTTTGTCAGATGCAAATAATCTCGAGGGAGAACTTGAACATTACAAATCAGTTACAACAGAAGCTAAACGTGTTTTAGAAAGTCCTGTTGCAAAGGCTGCCTAATTTAGGAATATAACCATACCTTTCCCCTGTAAGATGGGGAGAGGTCCAGTTTTGTATTTGTATGCAGAGCAAGTTATTCAGGTTTTCTGAACATGCTTCCATCCACACAACTGTTTACCGTGTTCATTATGCTTTAAAATGTCTCGTGCTAAGTTTGGACTGATTGCATTGAGATCTTTTCTGTCTAAATAAATAGGCAACCATCCAAGACAAGAGGAAGCGTATTTATTTGTCGCGCACCCAGTTAGAGAGAGCAGCACGTACATCATCATCACGTTTCTTATTAATCTCATTTTCTATTTCCAACCTTGTTGTAGCTACTTTTAAAGATTCCTTAGTTTGTTTGTGCTGTTCAACTTTCTTTCCAAGACGAAATGCCTTTGCTAAAGTTATAAAGAAAGCGATGGATGCTGTTATTATAATCACCAAATATCTTTTCATCCGCTGCTCTCCTTTTTTCTTAAAATAGCTTCCTAAATAGTTCTGCCTTTCTTGTAAGCTTTTAGATAAGTTCTTTTGACACGATCTGAGACGAGAACAATAATCAATCCTACAAAAATAGCAGCCATCCACCAATGATCCGAGATTGCTTTACCAATATGAACAAGCGGTTCGACAAGAGCACTCATTTTTCCTATTGAGAGTTTAAGACTATCGAATGCCCCCATTTGTTCTGCTCCTATGAGAGTTGAACTGGCAGCAACAGCACCCCCCACCATTTGGGTTTTATCTGCATCTTTAATAATGTGTGTACCCTTTTTTCTCAAATCGGCCATGCTGACACCAGAACGGCGAAGACTAATCATTGGCGTGGCCACATCAAGCGCTGCTTGAGTTTTTGCACCAACAACACCATCAACCTCTAAATTATGATCAGTTTGAAAAGAAAAGATTGCACTGCGTGTATCTGGTCCATAATCACTATCAATGGCAACAGGATAACCAAGATCATTGAGACGTTTTTGCAGAGCTTCAATACGGTAGCCTTTACATCCTAGTCGTAAACCACTGGCACGAACAGGATTACTAACCTCTGCTGATTTCTTTGTGATGGCACAATAAGCATTACGCATGCGTCGGCCATATTCTTTAACCATACCACTGCCATTGTAAGCACGTGCAATGGCATCAAAATCTTTGTCTCGTAAACTTGAAGCAAGACCACGGACTTTGAAAAAAGAAAACATCGCTCTTATTTGTTCGTCTTCACATGAACACATGCTGGTGACAAAATCTTGAACACTGTCCCAACCAAGAAGACCATAGTTTTTTCCAAGAACTTGACCAGCACCATAAGAAGCAGATTTTAAAGCAGCGTCTTCATCAATGGTCATAGCTGCAATAAGTAATTGTAAAGCTTGAGTGTTTGTTTTTTGCTCTTTATATCCTCCATCTTTGGGGCTAATCCACTTCTCTCTCGCAAGATCTTCTTTGACAGCTTGTTTACGCTTATGAGGGGGTAAATTCTTATAAAACTGATGTTTTTCAAAAAGGACTTTTACACGCTGTTCATCATCAAAACCTTTACCATCTGACTCCACAGAAATAATCGCAGCAACGACAGCTTCTTCACAACCAATCTCTTGTGCTAAGGATTTCACCAGACCTTGTGTACGTGCTTTGCATTCACCATTGAGTAATTTTTCTACAATCTCTGTCATGTATCTTCCCCTTCCATATGAATAACACCTTCACCTTCATCGTAAGCATGAGGCGGGGCGTTATCATCTATTGTGTCGTCTTTATCGGGTGTGGTGTTTATGACGTTTTGCGCTGTATTCTCTTGTGCTTCATTAAACAGTTCACACTCTATGCTTGTTGTATAACCGCCCGCTGTATCCAACCGATGTTTGACACTTTTAATGCGCCATTGTTCTGGAATGTAAGGACGGAAAGGAGGGACTTGGATAAGCTTCATTTCAGTTTGAATGAATGGATCTCCACCCATATCACACGAAAATGTGGCTTTACCCCGTGATGATTTATTACGATAAGCGGCAATAGCAGCAACGGCTTCTGATTGATTGTGGTAGGTATATTTTAATTCATGAAAAGGCGCCTGACCGGTTTTGACCTCTTTCTTTTCACCACTGCGTAAATCATGATAGGTTGCTATCACACCTCCTTTCTTTTCTTCCTCTTGGTTTTCAACTTTGTCTTGCTTTTTAAGTGTTTTTTCTGACCGAGCTAATGAACGCAAAGGGGATTCATCCATATGAATGGATGTTTCTTCATCATACTCTTCAATTGTCTCTGGGTTTTGTGCTGCTGATGCTGCTTTTTGATCATCTCCTTCACCTGGAGTTAAGCCCTGGGCTTCACCTGCTTCATCACGTGCACTATATTTAAAATCCCAAGAGCTACACATCCTTTCATGAATAGCGACCACAGGCAGCATCTCTCCAGTGGTAGCCTTGCCTTCACCACGTTTAGCCAGAACAAGTCTGCTATCCATAGGTTTTGGCACAGCGTCATATTCTGCAGCAAGACGTGCTGCAAAAGCCATGTCGCTTTCACCCGTTTGATCAATGTGACGCACGACAATCTTTGCAAGAGAAGGATCAATCTCGGGAATATAGCCATTGCGCGTTGCTATTTCTTAAATGATCTTGCCTAGTGTTGTCTGATGATAAGATTGGCTTTTGGGGGTTCGATAAGATGTGCTCATAGAAGCTGCACGTCCCGTCACACTTAAACTTTGTGGTGGACTGCTGACAGATATTTCATCAATCAGATAGGATCCCATGTCACGTGCTTTACCCTCTTCATAGCCAAGCGTTATGGAAAGAACTGTTCCAATTAAAGGGATCTCTAAAAAACCATTATCACTGATACGCGCACGATCATCGAGCTCTATGGTGATCCGATCACTTTTGTCTTCTGCTTCATCGGTTATTTCAATGGATAGAACATAATCCATTAAAGCTTTTGTGACATCCTCACCATTAGACATCACTCTGCAGAAAGGTTTCATTGTTTGCTGCCCCAGAGCTTAATGACGGGTGTTGCTTGAGGGTAGGGAAGGGAAGGCAAAATAATTTTAACCCCTGCTTTTAAAATGGGTCCGAGATTTGCAAGTCCATCATTAGCTGTGTAAACACGCTCAACAGCCAATGCTTGCTGACCCTTTGGATAGTGTCTCCAGCAAATGGCATCAACCATATCGCCATCTTTGGTAACGTAAATATCACTCACCAAATGCCTCCATCTCCACCATATTCTCTCAGTTGCAATGTGAATTCTTGCTTGCGTGGATCACCGTTTAGACGAAAAAAGCTCTGTTTTTCATCTACGGAAAGAATAACAAATTTGCCGAAAATTTTGCCTTTTCCACTGACCAGCAAATGTGGCCCCATATGAGCCATACTCCGTAGTCTGTTTAACTGACCATAACTTCTCTTAAAACCCGGATAAATCACGCCTGATAGAGAATATTCTGCATTGGCAATGGCCGGCAACTGAAACGCTGCTTTACTGCCTAGACGTCCTTGTTCTACCCATGGAACATCATAAGTCATCTCAAGTTCTTGATAGGCAGCTGTTTGAACAGAAAAAATAAAATCCCCCAATGCTAATATCATGACGCTTAATCCGAAAAACTTGAGTTAATCGCTAAACGTTGCTGTCTAGCCTGATCTGCAAGAGCTTTTTTGATAGCAGCACTGATCTCTTGTGGAGAGCCGTTGCCCCCATTGATGATTAAATCGCCAGTTTTAATAGATGCATCAAAATTAGTGGGCTTATTATTATGTTCCTTATATGGCATAATCGGTTCAGGCGCTTGAAATACCACTACGGAAGGTTGTTTGCTTCCATCGTTAACATATTCTCCATTTCTGTAATCACGTTGCTCAGGAGGGATGTTTGGAACAACAGTTGAATGAATAATCTTTTGTGCGTATGTTGTTGTCTCTTGTGTGAGATTCTTTAAACTCTCGGTCGTGCTTTTGCTTACTGTAACGTTGAAGCCTAACTTGTCTTTGACAAAATCAGGCATCCAACTCATTAATTTTTGCACCGCACTAGAAAGCCATTGTGTCATAGCATTCCATTTACTTTTAATGCCATCCCACAGTCCCGTAATTAGATTGGAACCGACTTCAAATAAATTGAGATTAGAAAACCAATCAAAAAATTGATTAATTGTCTCCCCAAGAGAGTCCCATAACCGCCCACAAGAGGCCATGACTTCATCCCAATTTTCGTAAAGCCAAACAGCTGTTGCAACAAGCTTCTTAATACCATTAATTACATAACCGATAAGCGTATACTTCATGATGAAGTCACCCAGCTTAACAAAGGCATCGCAAATCTTATTGAGTGCTGAAATAAACCAGGCTTTGACCGTTTCCCAATGCTTATAAAGCTTATATATTCCCACAATGAGCCCTACAATCCAACCACCGGGCAGAAGCATGATAATAGCCCCAAATTTATAAAAAGCATCTGCAATTCCATCTAATAGCGCACTAAACCATTTCTTGATTTTATCCCAATAAACATAAAGCGCGACTCCTGCTGCAATAAGCCCCGCAATACCACCAATGATCCATCCAATAGGTGTGGTCATAATGGCTGTACCAAATGTAAAAAAGGCCACACTAAGTGCAGCAATTGCCGCTATAAGTGGCCCTACAATGAAAGAAACAAGGGCTGCAAGACCTATTTTAAAGAGGCTTATTTCGCCAGTGAGTGGTTCTAACCATTTAAACCAGCCTTTAATACTTTCTGTAACATTTGTGATATTTTGCCTTAATTCAGAAGTAGGATCACATAAATCCTGTATAGCTTTTCTTAAAACCCTCGCCCAATTTGCGACAGTTGTTTGAATGAGATCACGGTTTTCATCAATCAGCTTTGAAAAGGCATCAATCATATCATTGATTACCGGCATGAACCGTGCCCCAATAAAAGTGGCAACACCACCCAGTTTTTTCTTAAAAGCCCCGAGCTTATCACTTAAATCTGCAGCATAGTGAGCAACATCAGCCCCCATAAGCCATCCGCTCTTTTTTGCCTTTTCAAACAACTCCTTGATAGGTTCCATACCTTGTGAGAGCATGGCAGCCATTTCTTTACCGTCACCACCAAAAAGCAAGGCAGCAATATGTTGCCTTTGCGCTTGATTGTCTATCTTACTCATTTTGTCGGTTATTTCTTCCAACAAGTCTGAGTTTGATTTAAGCTTTCCAGACGCATCTTTTACAGACATGCCAAGCGCCTGAAACCCCATAATCCCTCTTTTTTGTCCTGCTAAAGCTTGTGCTGAACGCCTGTTTAAAACAGCCAGGGATTGTTGGAATTTTTCAGCAGAATAACCTGAATTATCTGCTGCATCACCCCATAACTGAAGATCCTTAACGCTCATACCTAAATGGCGCGATGCGTGGTGAAGACTATCCCCCATATGCATGGTTTTCATAGTCACTGCAGTCAAGCTTGCAACAAGACCACCACCAGCAAGGCCCAATGCTCCTGATAACATAGAAACACGGTTGGTTACTGTACCAAGAGCATTGCCGACCCCTTTTAAGCTTGCTGTCATTTTGCGTGTTGCAGCCATAAGGCGAGGGACTCTTAATTTATTTGATAAGTGCGTCAAACGCTTTTGAATACGTTTAATGGGTGCGGTTATCTTGTCTTCAAGGGTCAATCGCACCTTAGCATCTGCAACTGTTTTACTCATTTTTCTTATACCTTTCTGCAGCTTCATTGCGCCAAATCCAGAGCTCTTGAGCTTCCATTTCCATCATATCTGGAAGAGACCAATGAAAAACGATAGCAAGATCTGCCATGAGTTTAACGGCGGTTTCCCAGGTTAGGTACCCCGCCGCTCTGTAAAATCCTCCAAAATTTTTCCAATAGCTTTTAGGTCACGAGCGTCAAGTTCATCAACAGCATCATAAGACCACCCAGAAAGACGCGCGATCATAGCAGCTACCTGATCTATGCCTTCTTTCTCTTGCATAGTGGCTTTTATGTCTTTTGTTCTGATGTGACGTAAGGTGATTTCGGTATAATCTTTGTCTTCAAGTGTAAAAGGAGCAATCAATTTATAAGTAGAGTTTTGTTTTGTAGTCATTTTACATTCCTAAAATTTCTCTATATTCTTTTAATTGATCAACGCCATTGAATTTTCTCACCATGTTGTAAGCATCAATCTCAACGATTTCCTTGTCATTTTGGACATATTTGAAATAATTCAGTGTATAATTGATCGTTGTGGCAACCTTAGCGCCAGGCTGCCATTGGCCATATTCATAGCCTTTGCAAAATCCACGCATGGAGATTACAATTCCTTCTGCTCCTGAACCCTGTGCTTTAATTGCACCACGCAGAGAAATATCAATATTTTCTTTGCCCAAAAGACCTAGAAGTTGGTCAGAACAATCTGCAATAGTCATAGAAAGCGTGAGCTCTTCCATTCCCATTTCGATTCCAACAGGAACATCCATGCCACCTGCACGAAAACTTTCAACAACGAGATTTAAACTTGGTAAAGTAATACTGTCACATTTTTCTCTATAGGGAATCCCATCAATATAAATGTTAAAATGCTTCAAAGTTCTTGGTAATTTAGGTGCAATCATTAAAGGATCTCCTCTATATAGTCATTGACAATACGCGAACGGAACGTAATACGTTCTGCTGGCGTGGTTGGTTGGAATTCGACATTGAAATAGACTTTTCCGCTTTCAATGGCGCTTGGTGTATTAAGCTCTAGATCGGGATAACAACGCCCTCCAATGATGGCGCCTTGTGCTTTCAAGTCACGTAAATAAGCATTGACGCTTTCACTCACATCGCTCAGATAAGTTTTTGTGATGTTTCGATCGACTGCCCACATATGCCCACGTAAAATGGCATCATTGATCATATCTGCAGTTCTCACTACGGATATAAAAGCGAACTTTGGATCTGATGAAAGCGTACGATTACCCCATAAGCGATAACCGTTTTCGCGAATGATTGTTGTTATATTCTTTTCATTAAGCAGATTAGCACGACTAGAACTGTCACCAATAGCAAAATCAATGGGTCGCGCTGTGCCACTAATGCCATTGATTACTTTGTTTGAAGGGGAGTGCCAAAAACCGTGAGTGAAATCTGTTTTAGCAATAATACCAGCAACTACTGAACTTGCTGGTTCTTGTGAAATCTTTCCATTATGCAAAATGCTTACAAATGGATCAGCTATGATAGCACGCTTGGAACCGAAATCTCTGCTGGCTTCAATTGCTTTTTCATCCGTTGTGTTTGGTCCATCAATCACCACAATAGCACGTAAACGCTCAGCAATACCAATCAGTTCTGCTGCTACAGGATTAGACATTTTTTTGATGAAGGCTTCGGCTGTGGCGCCTTTTCCATCACCTTCAATGGTTACACGAGGTGCTTTTTCATAACCACTGCCACTCTCTTTAACCCAAGCGCCGTATACTCTTCCTTCATTAGTACTGGCTGTTGCTTTGGCATTGCCTTCTATTGTAACAGTAGCTTCAGTGTAACCACTGCCTTGGTTTGTGACTTTTATCCGATCTACGCCAGTAGGGCGTTTATGAGTAAAACCAGGAGCAATTAGAATACGTGGCGTTTGCCCAACGATGGATTGTGCTCCTATTAAAGCATGGACACCTTCGTAAGCGCCATTGGCATTGACACCACCTAAAACATTCATCAATGTTCCGTTTTCATCTTTGCTTTCTTCTACGCGCACCACAACAACAATGGCACCTGCTTGTTTGAAAATCAGATCAACAGCATTGGGCAGTGTCCCTTCACTTCTGTTGTATTTATCGAGTTTAGCTGCCTTAGAAAGAGATCCTGATATTAAAACCGGTGTATTAAGAGGAAAGACCTCTTCATCTGCATTGGGTGCTGTACCTACAATGCCTATAATTGCCGACTGAATTGGCGCAATAGGGCGTGTGCCATCGTCGTTCTCGATGACTTCAACCCCATGTAAAAATCCTGATGCCATTCTTGGTGCTCCTTTAAATGATTGGCTGATAAAAAATAAAGGCCAAATAAATCTATTTGGCCTTAGGGAAATTACTAAAAGATCTTGATTTAGTCCCAAAACGGTACTATTCTAAATAAAAAGTCAGGATATCCTTATGAAGATTATTAAAGTTTCCACACTTCAAACTTTTTGGGTGCAACATCCTGATGCTGAGCAACCTTTAAAAGCGTGGGTAGATGAAGCAAAAAATGCGCAGTGGCGTTTTCCTCATGATATTAAAGAGAAATATAAAAGCGCGAGCATACTAAAAAATAATCGTGTTGTTTTTAATATTAAAGGCAATGACTATCGCTTAATTGTATCAATCTTTTATCCAGCAGGTTGGCTTTATATAAAGTTCATAGGAACACATAAACAATACGATACTATTGATGCCAATACTGTAGAATTAAAGGAGTTTTAGCAATGAATATTAAACCCATTCGCACTGAAGAAGATTATCAAAAAACATTAGAAATTGTATCTGCAATGTTTGACAATCAACCTGAAATGAATACTCCAGAATTTGATAAAATGGAGATCCTTGTTTTGTTAATTGAGGCTTATGAAGCGGAACATTTTCCTGTTTCTCCTCCTCATCCAATTGAAGCCATTAAATTTAGAATGGAGCAGATGGGTTTAAGTGCTAAAGATTTAGTTCCTGCAATTGGCCGTTTAAATCGTGTTTATGAAATATTAAATGGCAAAAGGAAATTAACACTGCGTATGATTAAAAATTTGCACCAACAATTTAATATTCCTCTTGAAAGTCTTATAGCCTAGGTGAAATTATTCTTTCATACGATTTACTTCACAGACTCTACAGATGTCTCTAAAACGCTTCCTTCCTCATCAAGGGGAGGAGAGAACTGTCCATCTTTATAAATCCAACCGATTTGTGCTTCATTTGAAGCAATAGCTTCCCCTTCAAACGGATAAACATAATCCTCTGGTGCAACAATAATATTAGTTACCATACCATTTTCAACAACTGCATATTGCATAAAAACTCCTTTGTAAAAATCTTTAGGACGTTAATTCTTCCATAGTCTTATAAGGACAGCACCATTAGCTCCCTTACCGCCAGCATCTTGAGCTCCACGAGCACCACTACCACCACCACCATAACCTGCACCTCCAACTCCTGAGATAAGGTTACCTAAACCACCTCCCTGTGCTCCAGTAACCCCTTTTATCGCATTGCCTGCATTGCCACCAAAGCCACTTCTTTGTTTATATTCTCCATGCCCTCCGGCATAACCATTACAAGCTCTGACAAGACCGGGATGTTCATCAGTTACCAAACCAAAGTTATCTCCTCTACTCCCGTAGCCACTGTTTCCTACCTTCTGTTCAACACCGGGCCCACCACCGCCACCACCTGCGACGGCAATAAAATTATTGCCTATAATTGTGTGTCCTCCAGAATTACCACCATAGCCTGATCCACCACCATCATGTCCCCCACTACCAATGATGATATCGTGATGTCCATTTAAACTTGACTTATAGCCATACCACACTACGCAGCCACTACCACCGCCACCGCCACCCGGATAATCATTGTTCTTTGCACTACCGCCGCCGCCGCCCCATGCTTGGATCTCAACTTTGGTTTCATCAGTTGCCCAATCTGGCCATTTAATTTTCTCACTTTGTGTAATAAGTAATTCCGCATCAGCAAGCTTAGAGCAACTTGTATTTTCATCAGTCAAAGATTGTTTCAGTTTTTCGATTTCTTTTGACATAGCTTCATCCAATTGCGATTTAGTATAAATGGGTTCATCATCAATCTTGAGAGGTCCTTTAAGCAAGCTTCCAGTTGTGCTTAAATTTGTCACCACTTTATCTTTCTGCTTTACAGTTAAAAAAGAGGTTTCAGCTAATTCAACACCTTCTTCAATGTTGATCTTACCTTTAAAAACATTGGTATTTTCCCATTCGTTTTTACCCGATAAACATCCATAATCTTTCAGATCTACATTGACAGTTGCTATATATTTCTCAAGATCTGTAATATCTTCAGCTTCATGTTGGTGCGGGTGGAAGAGTGATGTCGGATCACCAAAGACAAAGCAATCCTCACTTGATTTATATAAAACATGATTTTCAGGTGCATCGTTGGCACCTTCGACATCAGTCAAATCAACCAAAGCAAATGTTTTATCTGTTGCCATCTTGCCACTTAATGCTTCTTCAAGCTCACTGACTTCACTCATCTCATGAGTGTGCTGTAAAGGCACCTTACCATCTGTTTTTTCGTCAAGATCAGAAACCGCCTGATCAATTATTATCAAATCTTCACGTGTAATAGGAAATTCAACACTAATAAAACGACCTTCTAAGGGTAATTCCATTGCCAACTTATTTGTTTTCGCCATCATATTATTCCTGTCGCATTAAAGTACTGAAAGCTTTATAATTTAGATCACTGATCTTTTTCATATGGTTTCTTCCATATTCTTATAAGAACAGCACCATTAGCTCCATTGCCACTGGGATTATTTTGATAATGCGATCCAGCACCGCCACCACCAAATCCACGACCTGGTTTACCTGAAATAAAGTGCCCCCTGCCAGTCCCTCCACAGCCGCCTCTTGATGTATCCCCTCCAGCATCACCACCAAAGCCACTTTTAAATCTAGCATTGCCTTTCGTTCCCGAGCTACCATTGCCACTTTTGGCAAGATCTGGACGACCGTCCATTAATTCAGTAACGGTTTTTCCTTCTCCTCCAACACCACCTTGTCCTGAACTAGTGTCAGAAGCTCCCCACCCCCCACCGCCGCCTGTGGCTACGATAAGATTCTTTCCAACAGTTGTTTTTCCACCAGGATTGCCTGACGTATTTTTATCTTTTACAGAAGCTCCACCTTTACCAATGATGAAGTCTTCATGCTCATTCAAACTTGATTTATGGCCATACCATACTGAGCATCCTCCTCCACCGCCACCGCCGCCCAAATGTATCTGACCAGCTCCCCCACCAGAACCGCCGCCGCCCCACGCTTGGATTTCAACCACGGCTTCATCGGTTATCCAATCTGGCCACTTAATCTTCCCACTTTGTGTGTAAAGTAACTCGGCATCAGCACGCTTAGGCCAATGAACGAGCTTATTGATGACAACAGAGCAACTCGAGTTCTCATCAGTCAAAGACTGTTTTAGTTTTTCTATTTCTTCCGATATAGCTTTATCCGCTTGCGGTTTGGTGTAAACGGGTTTGCCATCAACCTTAAGAGGCCCTTTAAGCAAACTTCCAGTTGCATTTAACTGTGTCACCACTTTATCACTTTGTTTCAAAGTTAAAGAAGAGGTTTCAGTTAATTCAATGTCCTTTTCAACACTGACTTTACCTTTGAAAACATTGGTATCTTCCCACGCATTTTCACCAGACAAACACCCATAATCTTTCAAATCTACATTGACGCTTTCTACATACTCTTCAAGACCTGTGATATCTTCAATGGTATGCTGGTGTTCGCCTAAGAGCGAGAGAGCAGTGCCAAAGGCAAAGCGATCCTCACCTGATTTATACAAAACATGATTTTCAGCTGCATCGTTGGCACCTTGGATATCAGTTAAATCAACCAAGGCAAAGGTCTTATCTACCTCCATCTTTCCACTGAGTGCATCTTCAAGTCCACTGACTTCACTCATCTCATGAGTATGCTGTGAAGGAGCCTTCTCATCCACTTTTTCATCCAGATCAGAAACGGCTTGGTCAATGATAATCAGGTTTTTACGTAAAAGAGGAAATTCAGCGCTGATAAAACGACCTTCTTGAGGTAATTCCATTCCTAACTTCTCTGTTTTCGCCATGATATTACTCCTGTCACATAATTCCCGCACCAAAATCACTTGCCATAGAACGTGCAGCAGGACCGCCAGTTAATGTCAGTCTCAAACGCGCTTGCCCAGCTGTCTTATCTTCACTGACAAATTTACGTTCCGTCCAAAGTGGCTGTGCGAGTTGTTCTGTTTCTTCTAATTTTAGGGAAGTGAAATCACCATCATCCAGTTGCAGCTCCATTTTGAAAGTCGAACCGCCTGGTAAAAAAGTTTTAATATAACTGGTTAGTCTCGACTTTTCTCCAAAGGAAAAAGCACGTGTGACATAGGTTGCTTCTTTTCTAATCTTGCCCGCGATCAATTCAATGGGAGCAAACAACACTGGCGATAGCTTCCCGGTCCCTTTTAAAATGGCACGTAACTGGACTTTTTCACTGATATATTCCGTTAAACTCAGCAATTGGAACGGTAAGAGTTGATAAATTGTACCGTTGTTGCGTTCAATTTCAAAGATGACAGAACATTCACTGGAAGGCAATTCAATCGCTGCACGCACCTGCAAATCAGAACATTCTTTAAGATCAAACTCACCTAAATCGACAGTTTTTTCTGTTTGTGTATAACGAGCAGCAAGTACACGAAATGCTAAGGCTTCATCTTGATGAGCTGTCCATGTTTGCGCATTCACAGAAGAAAAACGAGGACCTGTGATATAAGGATGGCTAGAAACATATCTTTGGTTTTCTTCGTCAAAATCTCCAAGTTTTGCTAATGAAACAGAATGATCGCCATCATCTGTTTTAATGACAAAGGCGGTTAAACGATCATTAAGCACAGTTAATGGAACACTATAACGTGCTGCAGCCCATCCCGTTTCAGCCTCTTTCATTGAATAAAGAGCTTGTGCTTGAATGTCAGATGTAGGATAGCCATTGTCTGTTGTAACAAGATCAATCATCAAATCATGAGCACGATTACCAATCTTGCAAATATGGAAATCAATACCTGTTATTTGCCGCGTTTCATCAGGCGTAAAGACTTGTGCTTGCGGATCAGATTTCTTCCATACACGCACTGTTGTCACACGCCGCATAACCTGCACATCAATCACACCTTGCCCTGTGAAAAGGCCTGTAGCCGTTGTTTTTCCTGTACCAACAGCAATGACGTTCTTTGTTCCTGCTGTGATGTCTTTGGGAATTTTAAATTTCCCTTCAATAATGCCTTGAGGATTGGCAGTAAGTGTCTCTTTTGGTAAAACATTAACGCCATCAAATGTCAGACTTTCTAAAATCTCTCCTTTACCAAAGCCTTCAATCTTAAAGTTGAGATCAATTTGTCTTAAGAAATCAATTTGCTCTTGATGTGTGCTGACCAGTTCATCCTTCGTTTCTGTAGTACGACCACCCCCAGGACGGCTGCCCATCGACAATTCATTGGTCACACCTGAAAGCCAATCTGTACGCTGAACACGCCAGAAGTCCGTTGCAGGGGTGAGAGCGAGTGTGCCTGGCAATGGGTCAAAGTTTTGATAAGGATTGATTTTCTCGCAAGCAGTCATCAATTCTTGCGCAATGATGACTTCATTCTCCCAATCAAGGGTAACAGGCTCATTTAAGGAAGCGTAGTAAAATGTAGGCTCAATGGCAAGGCGTAACAAGCCATGACCTATGGCACCTGTTTGCTCGATTCCTTCATCACGAAGACTGTCATCAAGAAAAGGATCGGCAATCATCCCTTTTTTAGAGACAGGTTCTTTTGAATCAACATTGCTCTTAATCTTTTCAAGCTGTAACAACCGATCAAGGTCAAGAACACGGTTAAAATAGCGCCACATTTCAGCATAAGGGGCAACACGTGTGCCATTATTATCGACACGTGGATAATCAAGCCAATTATTTGTGATCGTTGCAAGCGATAAGATATCATCAGGAACACTAGGTGCTATGGGATTGTCTGCTGAAATCCCCTGAATGTAAACCACTCCACCTTGAGCATTTAAGCCTATGCGGTCAATACGAGGGAGTTTGTAGGTGTAACTGACAATAATATCTCCACCTTCAGCACCATCTGAAACAGTAATTTCCCGCGCTGTGACCTTATCAGCATCCACCTTTGCACGATAATGATAGGTGACCTCATAAGTGCTACCTGGTTTAGGCTCATCACCAGATAAAGACCAGTCAATCGTATCACCAGTCTTTTTAAAGTCTACACCTTCTTTAAATTCCTTATCCCCTTGAACGACTTTCACAAAACTGACAACACTTTTATCGGGAACTCCATCACGCCCTGAGGCTACGCCACCGCGGGTGACATTAGTGGTCTTTTCTTTTGTGAGTAAAATAGAGTGAACAGTTGCGATGGGAAAATAATAAGTTTCAAACGTAAAGCTTGTCTTCTCCGATTTAGTTGCCTTGGCTTTCTTGGATGTAAAGAGATGTGTTTCACTTGGCACTATACCTTCACAGTAGTCTTCTGGCTCTTCATGCCTTAAAGCAGCAAGGCGTTTATGCTTAAAGCCATTAATATTGGCTTCGCCTTCTTCTATACTAAATATTTGTTTGCCATCATTTTGTCCTAAGGCTGTCACCCGACAACCATTGACAATATAATGCCCATGAGCACGGTCATAAGTTGCAATAGCTTGCAAGGCAGGCTCTAACAATGAAGGGGGCTTCTGATCAATCAAAGTGCCATCTTGTAAGATATAGACGGGGAAGAAAACACCTTCTTGTTTGTCATTTTGTAAAGCCCATACAAGCTTTGCTGTTTCCCTTGCTGCTCCTGGTTCACCTTCTGCCAATGTGCCTGGAATTTGACCTAATAACTGTGGATCATCTTCATGGGTTATCCATTGTTTTTGGAGTTTCACACCGATCTCTACACGTCCAAGCATGGGGACATTGTTTAAAACGGTTTCTGCTACAGGGAAAATATCCCCTGCGATAAAGATTTTCCCTTCTGTCAAAGTGACTTTTTGAGTGCTTTGATCAACGAAAGCATCGGCACGCTCAATACGGTCACCTTCTTTGGCCACAAGTCTTCCTAAACGATCATGACGGCCACGAATAATGGTTTGAACTTCATTGAGTTCTGCGCTTTGAATAAAGGGGCGTTCTCCATAGAATACGACGCTTTGTTGTTCGTCTTTGCCTACAGATCGGTCAATTGCAAACGGCAAACCGCTTTCATGCTCCATATTAAAACCTCAATAAAATTTTGAATTGTTCACGAACGTCTTTACGTAAAGATAGAGAGACAGGGGTTTTGAGAATCTCCACGCCATCAATAAGCTCATCAGGCTCTAACCATAGTTTGCCAGGCGAGATATGTTTTGCAGGAGCCGCATGCACGAAAACGGAAACAAACGCTGCTTGTTTATCGTTGATATCATCAAACTGTGTTCGTGCTGCAAGCAAAACTTTTGTACCCTTTATAAAGGGTGTAAAGCGATGACCTGAATAACTGTAAACTCCATCTGAAACTCTTGTCACTTGCTGGACAATGTTACATCTTCGATAACCAATCAGCTTATTATTGTTATCTCTTAAAGCCAGATAAAGGGTGCGATCTTTAAACCAATTCGCCATCAATATATCGCGCCCATTTTTTTGATCTGATACCCAAGGAACATTTGCTTCATCCCATGGATAATCTAAACTTTTCCAACTGAACTCCTCATTCTCATCATCAATCCAATTGTCAATAAGTTCATCATTTTCATTATAAAGGGAACGATCCTTAAACTGAGATGCTATCAATACATCATGCTCACTTATTTGCGCTGACTCCCAAGGGAAATTTGCTCTATCCCATGGATAATCTAAACCTTCCCAAACGAGCTCTTCTTGATCATCAATCCAATTGCCAATGAACTTTCCGTCTTCTTCAGTTAAAGTGAGGCTTATTTCTTTAGAACGCCCAAAGGAAAATACTGTGCCGCTTTCTGTCACGCACACACCACTTTGAGAGTCAAACATGCTGTCATCTAAGCGAGATATATTCCCTTCTACAATGGGAGCGTCATAACCATGAATACCACGCCAAAGATCAGAGCGCAAACATTCAGAAAGCTTAACGATCCCTTCAATAGCTTTAAGTTTGTCTGTATCAGGCAATTGATCAAAATAAAGCTGGAATGAATTCCACCATTTTCGCTCTGGCCATGCTCCTACGAAATGTGCATTCAGATCTAACCATTCAAGCCCTTTATCAATAGCCGCTAAAGATCCACGTACCCGCTGCCATTCCGGTCCCGTTTCAAGCAAAACAGAGAAATCCGGAACATAAGATGTTAGTTCTCCAAGCCCATATTCTTCAACCAACCATGGCAAGAAGCTTGGGTCTATGATATCAAGCTTTGCACGAGAGATAAAATTGATTGAATCTTCAATGTCTTTATGAAAGTCACAAGCATCGGCAAGGCGCTTTTCAAATTGTGTTGTATTTGTTGGAAGTAAGCACCCAAGCATTACTATAGACGCCCTTTGAAATTGAGTGTTACTTTACCAATGGCTAAAACCTCTTCACTGGAGACGGCAATATCATTTGTTGGGTTAACAGCAATGACTTTTTGCACACCAGGGATCATCAGTTTTGAAATCCACCATGATGAACTCAACTCACGACCAAGGGCTTGCTCTTTCTTCCAAGCTGCCCGTAAATTTGCTTCCATTTGGGTTAAGATCTCTAAAGAGATTTCAGGTAAGAGCCAAACATCTGCTTCTAAATCTAAAACCTTTGTCACTGCAGCGTGAACTTCAATGGTATCATTGGTCATAATCACACTTTTATCCGTCAGCACTTCTTTGACTCTTTGTAATAATTCCTCACTCGCTGTTCCTTGCTCATTCTTGCCAAAAATAGCCACGTGAATGGTAGGATTTCTTCCTTTTCGATAAATGACCGCATCCTTCACACGATTATCTGCTGATAAGGCGAAATACCTATAATAAGGCTCTGTTCCACCCCCTTTACCAGCCCGTACACGAAGCTTAATGCGTTCACGATAGTTGTCATCGCTTTCACCTTCTAAGCGTTCAACACCATGCCACTCACCCAAAGCATCAAGAGCTTCCCCCTTTGCAAAATCAAGAACAGTGTTGCGTGCAGCCTCATTAATACGCTGCCTTAATAAAAACTCTCTGTAACTTGCAACCTCAATGATTTTAACCGCTGGATCACTTTCCAAAGGTGTGTAATTGGGTAAAAGCTGTTTTAAACTCTCAAGACAAGCAGCACGTATTTCTTCAATAGAAAGCTCTGGAATGATTTCTGGTTTTATGAAATCCTCATTCATCCTATCTGCAATCCTTCCATAGTGATTGGCTTTCCTGAAGGGATGTAAATTCCTTCAAAAAACATGGAAACTTTTCCCGGTTCAACAGAAGTTAAATTCACTTGTTGAAGCTTTAAACGAGGCTCCCATCTATCTAAAGCCTCTGCAACAGCTGCATAAATGGCAACCTTAAAGGTTTCATTGACTGGATCATCAATCAGATCAAGAACACGTGATCCATAATCACGACGCATAACCCGTGTTCCTATCCGTGTCGTTAAAATATCTATGATGGACTGACGCAAGTGATCAACTCCGACCATGGATTTGCCTGTCTGACAATTCATTCCTACACTCAAATGGGGCCTCCCGTCATAGCATTACCAGATGTAACACCAGGGTGTTTATGGCCACTTCCGACGTTAACACTATTATGCTTTAACCCACTTGATTTAACAGACACCTCACCACCCGCTTTGAGAGAGGTGCCACTACTTGATTTAAGGGACATATGACTGCCTGACTCAAGAGAAACCCCATCACTTGATTTGATAGAAACATCTCCCTCTGCCTCCAGTGTCATGTTTCCATCTGCTTTTAAAGTCATATCACTTTCTGAAATAATCTTTATGCCCTCTGGAGCGGTGATTTCTAATTCACCTCCTTCACCTTTCATGGAAACGCCGTCGGATATCGTTAAAATGAATTTGCCTTCTGACTTAATCGTCAATGAGTAAGTGCTTGTCTCATCGTCATATTCAACCGTTGTGCCATCAGGGTATATGGTTGTATGGATATTGCCCTTATCAGCTGCTTGATTGGCATCTGTATGAATAGAGCCAATAATCATCCCTTGTGATAAATCACCTGATGTGGAAAGGACAATAACTTGCTCACCCACATCACGTCCTTCATAGGAACGAGTTTTTCCTGCACGGGCCTGTGTATCTGGAATCCAATCACTTACAATATGACCGCTTTGAACACGATAGCGTGCGTTTTTATGATCAACGTGGCTAATCTTGCCCACCATAACCATATTGGCCACACGCCTTTTTAAATCTGTGATTTCGCTATCACGCCGCTCTAACATGGGGAATTTCCAGTGGTTTGATATTTATCCTCATTGTTAGGCCCTGTATCGGGATCAAAGCCTACACAAGGTTCAAAAAAGACAGCGCCTTCTTCTTCAGGAGGGATATTGGTTACATAAGTGACTTCAAAGGTTAAAATGGAACCATGCAATGCTAAGGAGCCATTATCACCAAAGGCCATGGCTATGTTTTGTAAACGACAGTTTTCAACTGTGTTGTTGAGACTGGGGTTGCTATGGAAAATCGTTTCTATTTCCCAGGCTAATTGATCAACAAAACGTGCTCCATTGTCTCTTGTGTCATAGCATTCAACATCAACCGTTAAAATACGTCGTCTTGCCCCATAATCGTGCCCATCTTCTATCGTTTCGTTTGGGGTCGACACATTAATGAACGGGTGATCTCCAGTAGAGAAATTAAAGTTTCGCATATTGTAAACTTCATCACCAGCCGCTGTCTTGCCAACCTTAATCAACTCAACAAACGTCTCTCTTAATGTATCTCGTGGATGCATCTTAACTCCTGTTATATTGTCAAATGAAAAATTCACTACTCTATGTAAATAGTTGGTTAAGTAAGGTGGTAGTTTTTTGTTTCTCCACTCCGGTAAAAATTTACCGTAGTTATAAAGTTTTTTTTCATTAAAATACTGTTCAATACGATTTTTAATTCAGTTTCTAAATTCAGATTTCATTTCTGAAAAGACATGTAAGTCATGGGCATTGACTGTGGTTCGAATAGATGTATCTCTTCGAAGCTGTAATTCTTTTCTTTATAGCTCTATATGAATTAAAGTACACTTTTTTGTTGACGATATCATATTTTAAGTGTACATAAAATATATGAAGATAGTGTGGGATGAACCAAAAAGAGTTTCGAACATTGATAAACATAAGCTTGATTTTGCAGATGTTATTTATTTTGACTGGGAGCACGCCTTTATTGATGCAATACATTCAAACCGCATGAAAGCTATTGGACATTTTGCTGATAACACAGCAGTTATTATTTTTGCAAAACTGGGTATTGAAGCAATGTCTATTATCAGTTTTCGTCAAGCAAATAAGAAAGAAAGAGAGGTTTTTAATGACTATCAAAAAAACCTTTAAAGAAGGATGTGGCTACACAAAAGAAGATTGGGATGCAGTGGATTCGCCACCACTTACAGACGAAGAGCTTGCACGCTTAAAACCAGCTAAAGAAATTTTACCTACCTCCTTCTTTAAATATGTAACAGAAGAGCGTCGTAAGCGTGGACGCCCACCAGTTAAATCTCCCAAACAAGCGATTACTCTACGTCTTGACCCCAAAGTTATTGCCTCTTTTAAGGAACAAGGTAAAAACTGGCGTACGCGTATGGGTGAAATCTTAACAAAAGCAAGTGGTTGCTAAAACCAAACGCAAAAAAGGAATTAAACCACAATGTTAATTATCTCTCCACCTGTGAAGATGAGAGAGTAATAAAAATATTTTACTTCACATTAAATACAGATTCCTCACGCAGGATAAGCTTGTACATATTGGATTCCGACGCTTGCACATTTGCGACAGAAAAATTCTCCTGGGAAGCAAGCAAAACAATATGATCTCCTAGTTCAGGAAGCATGTCTCCAATATCATCGATACAGACATCAAGTTCTTTCCTTGGGATTGTTGTTTTGATTCTTCCCCCAGCTTCTTGCTCTGCATGCTTAATGCTATAAATCGCTGTGATATGAAAAGATTGTCCTGTTTTCTTTTGTGTATAGATAATGGGCTGCCCAAAAGTGTCACGTACATCTTCTATCATTTGACTGAGCAGCCCGTGCCATTGCATTTTATTGTGCTTTCACTGTTGCTTTGAAAAGCATTTCAGGACGCGCGCAAATGAAGAGTGGATAACTGTATACTTCAGCTCTCACCCACGCGTCATTATCGCGATCTATAACAAGTGTAGGATAAAGAGGTTTACCGACTGTATTAACAACCTTCCAACTTTCACCCGGAGCAAATGTTTTTTGGAATACACCAGGCACATTAACAGGAACAAATTGACATTCATCAGGCTTAATACCTATGCTTCGTTTTGTCTTGGATTTAGTATTCATATTATAATCATGAATGTTGCAGTAATTAACAAACGTCGCACCAGCAAAATCAAAACTTCCAAAGCTTCCTAATTCAATAGCTCCAGGCGTTGCGATACCTGCTGTACTATTTAATGTTTGTGCTAAAGATGTGTTGAGATAAGTTTCACGAATTGTTTTGTGATTTTTTAACTTGAAAAAGAATTCATCTCCACAAAACCCAATAATTCGTGAACGAGTGGAAAATGTATTGCCTGAAGCTTTAACCATCTTGATGCGAATTTGATTAACCATATAAGAAACATCGGTTGTGTCCTCATTTAGTTTAAAATCAATAGGCTCTGGTGGTGTGATCCCCCATTCCTTATACCAATCATAAAGCACTGATCCATCAGCATCGAGAACAATACCTTGAATAGCTCCAAGCTGCATATTTTCCCAGGTCAGTTCAATTTCCCCAATCAGATTCTTTTGCCTTTTAGCGATAAATTTCATCGCTGTTTCAAGCTGGTCTTCTGTACCAAACTCTCGGCGGTCTTGAATTTCTTCCGCCTTTATTGTGTCGCTTTTAGCAATACGTATTGTTGGAAAAAACCGAACGTTGCGACTATCTCTATCAGCTTCTATTAAAGGTGCGCCGCGTTTACTCGTTGGAATGAGTGATAATTTGTTGTCACGTCTCTCAATTCCAACCGTTGTCTTGTTTGTCTCAACTTCCTCAAAAAGGTTAAGTGAGCCAATCAGATCAGGTTTAAACGCATAATTTTCAATTGCTTTCATCATTGTCACCATTGAGAAAGCATTGTGATTAAAAAAACTTATATCCATATTTGTATGTCTCCTATCGCAATAGAACGTTGTTTTTTTCTAAGATCTGAATGGCTGCTTGCTTTTTCTCTTCATCAATTTTGTCAGGCCATATCAGTTCAGATGCTTTTACCGTGCATAAACGCACTGTAATCGTTGCTCGTTGATCGCTTTGTGAGACATCAACATTGGCATAAGAAATGCCCGCTGGAATTTCACTGCCATCTGATGCATCAGGGTTAAACGGCACATATTTGCCCGTTGTTGTCACGAGCCCCATAACGGTTCCTGCTGCGATTTCAGATCCTTTTGCAAAGATGACTTCCTCGTTTGACATGTCAGGGTTGTAACGCCCAAGATAAGCACTATCATGAGGACCTTCATAAAAAACTTTACTCATTGTATTGCCCTCCAAACTTTGTCCCATTTTGCATAAATATTTGCCTGAGTATTTCCTTCCGGATGGGGTGCATAAGGCGATACAACTAAGGATTCGCTTTGTGATGTAGCATTAGCTAGAATAATGCTCTTTGCTTCCTCTAAGCTCATACCATCTTGAATAGCTTGTGCGGCATTAAAAGAAACACCTAGACGCTGAGCTTGCTTTTCCAGAGTCATAAAGCTCTGAGCACGCTTTCTTTCTTGTTCAAGTGCCGCTTGAATACCTGCATCCTTATCTTCATTAAAGACTTCAGCGTTAATACCAATGTCGACAGCGCTTACTTCTGCAGAAACTTCAATCTTTTCGCTTTCCTCTCCTGCAGGCAATTGTGTGGAAAGCTCACCATCATCTTTGGCGCGATATCTTGTCCGTAATAGATTCACCATATATTTAATTCCTTTGTTTGATTTCATATTCAGGATTATTGAATGGAAGCGGTTAGAGCTTCCAAAGCTTGTGCAAATGTGCCTTGCGCATCTGCTAACCCAAGCTCTACAGCCTGGGTGCCTATAAATGTCTCTGCTTTCGTGTCGCGGATCGCTTGAACACTCATAGATCTGTTTTGTGCAACTAAATTGACAAACATGTCGTAGAAAAGCGCACAATCTGCTTGCATCTTTTCAAGGGCTTTATCAGGCAGTGGCTCATGAGGATTTCCGTGAACTTTGTGATCCCCTTCATAGACAAAAGTCCATTTATATCCGTCCATTTCATCAGCACGCGACTGATCAAGGTGAGCGCATACAACTCCAATGGATCCAACAATTCCTGTGCGTGCAACCCAGATTTGAGAAGCCGCACAAGCAATGGCATAAGCTGCTGAACACGCCACTTCATTAGCATGTGCCCAAATGGGTTTGTTATATTGTTGTGAAAGCGCACGAAATTCGTCAACTAAATCAAAAACACCACCTGCTTCGCCACCACCACTATCAATATCCAATAGAATTGCATGAACATCAGGTTGCTCAATGGCTTCTTGAAAAGAGGCTTGCAAACCATTGTAAGAAGTTAATCCTGATGCTGCACTAAGCCATGCACCACGACGTACAAGTGTGCCATGAACCGGAAGAATAGCCACATGATTTTTAACCACATAAGTCTCTGGGGGAGCTTGAAAGAGGGGATCCTCTTGGGAAAATGCTCCAACTGGAAATTTACTCCCCTCAAAAAGGCGTGGTGTCATAGCATTGAGAATGACATCAAACTTTGTAGGGACAAGCATATGCGGTACATTAAAAAGTCGTGAGACCAAAAATGGCATATCAATATTATTCTTCATCTTCATGCACTTTATTGTCGAGATCACTTTCATCCGGTTCGTCAACGTTACTCAAACCAGTAGAAGAATCTTCACCATCTGTATCGAATGATAATCCCCGTGCTTTTGCGTCTTTTTGCTCTTCTTCCAACTCTGCATGAATGGTATCAATATCAAAACTACGCTCAGCAAGTGCCATACGTCGTGTTTTTAGACCTGCTCGGATTTCTTCTTTTTCAGCTGAGATGTCTTTATTGGGATCAATCATCTCAAGTGGGGGTGCAAAGCTTTCACATTGGATCCATGGTAAGGGATTTTCTTCCCATCCTGGTAATTCAACACACCCAGCAAGCACGGCAAATTGAACAAAACGTTCCCAAACAACGCGATTGAATTGAAAAGCAATGATATTTTCACGCCATTGTTTGATGTGGCGTCTAAACTGAATAATGGACGTGCGCACATTAGAAAAGTTCCCTCGTGTGACATCACCTGTGACAATGGCGTAAGGTATATTTAAAGCTGCTGCAATTTTTAAATTATTGCGATATTGAAAGGCCTCATAAGAGCCTCCAACTTCCACAGGGTTAGAGAATGTAATTTGTCTGTTGCCATCCACGACATTGATCGATCCTGGCGTCATTGGCAAGTCGGGAAGTTTTTGTGAGGGAGGTTCGGATTGATTTTCATCATGATTGTCTGGTGCCATCTCACCAGATTCTGACCCTGTGATAAAGACAGCAAAAAGAGCAGCGGTTCTTTTTCTCTCAATTTCTGCATCGTCATAACATTCAAGTTGAAAGAGTTTTGTCATACAGCGCGTAACTTTGGGGCATCCACGTAGTTGTCCTGCAGTGCGGCGATCTTTGATATGAATAACCAATTCAGCAGGGACTCTAACGCGTTCTTGATCTGTAAATAGCTGAGTTACCTGATGATCATCGTAAGGGTGACGCTTCCAAAAATGATAAGCAACACGCTTGCCCTTTGCATTAAATTCAATTCCCATACGAATGGTGTGGCCTTCAGTGTCTGCTGGTCCGTTGTAGGTTAAGTCCAGCATTTCTGAAGGGTAAATTTGCAATTGAAGAGGTACACGTGAGCGCTCATAAAAGTCGATATAATGTAGCCTTACAAAACACTCACCGGTTAAAAAAACCTCACGAGCAATTGTTGCTTGAAGACCATAAAAATTAGCATCTTCATCATAATCAGCCTCATCGACCCATTGCCACCAAAGATCAAGAAGCTTTTTCTTTTCTTCCTGAAACCCTTCAATTCTAGGATAAGGCTTAATTCCATCACCTACTGCTGCTGAGACCCATTCTTCCGTTGCAGATCCGTAAAGGGGTTCATTGTCATAGAGCCATCTTGAACGAGCAACAATTGTATCACCACATTCTTCAATGGCTTTATTGATGTGTTTTTTTGCAGGATCAAACCCATTTAATCGACGGCTACGACTTGCTGCTTCAAAATGGGGGTTATGATTGATTTGATGTATAAGAGAAGATGTCATTAATAGCCTCGTGATGCCCTAAGATAAAAAGGATGGAAAGGATATAAAGGTTTGTACCCTTCAAGAAGAGCTATTTCATCGGCCAACATTGTAAGGGCTTTGCGTATATCTTCAGTCGAACGATGATTGACTTGCTTATCGCCGTGGCGCACAGACTGTGCACCTGAATAAAGAGCATTTTCCAATTGTTCTCGTCGTTTTTTAAGCTGTGCAAGTCTTTCGTATTTCCAGTTTATTTGCTTTGATTTTTCGTACATAGATTACTCCCTATTGCCTTGCATGTAGGCGCTGATCGATGTTCTGATAAGTTGCTTTTGAGGTTTTGGTCTCAGTCTTTTTGGGTAGTGTGAAGCTGTTGAAGGGGTTTCAACATTTTCAAGTCTTTTCAAGCGCTCTTCTAAGATGTCGACTTCTTTATTAAGATTGAGACCTGCTAAAATCAGACCCTGTAAGGCAGCGTAAGCATAAACCCTACAATCGAGAGCCTCGTTTCTTGCTGTTTCACTTTTATGCCATTCTATCCGTTGATGGCCTTTAAAATATTTGATGACCTTTTTTTCAGCAGTCAGCTGCTCAAAATATTCTCTATCAAGGTTTTTATGAAAGTGCGTTGCACCAGCTCCTGATGCTTCAGGACCTGATTTTTTAAAGCGCCTTGTGATGGTATCTTTTGCTGAATCAACACCAACGATATATAAATTAATCTGTCCTTTGTTGTTTTTACTGGGGCGACGTGGCCATACAGGGCGTGATCCTGCGTGTCCTTTAATGCCCCAGATACGCTTTCCTTCACGAGGACGCACATAATTGTAAACGTCTTGTGTATGGTTACCCCCTGTATCAATACAAGCTGCTGCTATCTTTATTCCGTCTTTGAAACCAGGATGGGGCCATCGTTTTTGAAGATACTCATCCAACTGATCCCAAACGTCTAGAGAAGAGGGGTCACCCGGCAGAACTTGATAATCAATGTTCCAACTTTCCTCACCACGTCCCCAACCTACAACTTCAAGCTCTAAGCGATCATTTTGTACATCAATGCCTGCTGTGAGAAGGACTGCTTTGGCAGGGGCAAGAGGATAGTCTTCACGTTGGGCATACAGGCTATCTGGATCAATGACTTCTCCTGATTTATCTTCCCATGGTTCACCTAGAATGATGTTAACAAAAGTCTGTAAAAGTGCGGGGTCATCTTTAGATTCTAAGAACTTGAGAGCACACTCTCCCCATGTCATCCAAGGTGAATAGAGTGCTGAAATATGGTAAGAGCGCAAACGAGGTTTAATTGGCTCTTGTGTTGGTATCCAACAAGCTCCCCTTTCTTCAGACAGTAAATCTTCCTTACGGTGTTCAGCATGCTCATGACCGCAATGCGCACAAACAAATACAGCCTGTTCAGGAGCCCCTTTTGGCCATTTAATTTGTGACCAGACAATAGGTTGAAGCGTGCCACATCCATCACAAGGTACATTGTAATATCTCTGATCTCCTAAAACAAAATCTTTAGCTATACGACTTGTGTCACGATGAGTTGGTGTTGATAATTTAAAAATCTTGCGTTGAATAAAAGTTGCAGTACGTGCTTCAGCAAGATTGACAGGATCTCCTTCTCCATCAACATTCAATGGATAGCCATCAACTTCATCAAGAACCAAATAACGAATAGGCATTGATCGCAAGCCAGCAGCACTATTGGCTCCTGTAAGCATTAATACCCCACCATCAAATTCTTTCGAAAACATTGTATTCCCACTATCCCTAGCGCGGGCAGGAGAGATACGTTCGCTTAATGCAGGGCTGGCCTTAATCATAGGGTCAAGACGGGTCTTAGATACTTTCTTTGCCATCTCAACTGTAGGCATCACATAAAGAACAGGACCAGGACTATGGTGAATAGCATAACCACAAAAGTTCAAGCCAGCCTCTGACATATCAATCTGTGCACCTTTCATCACCACTGTTTTTTCAACGGGTACGTAAGAGGAAAGATTGTCCATGATTTCCCGTAAATAAGGGGTACGTTTAGTTCTCCATAATCCAGGTTCAGCACTGGCTACTGTACTCAAATAACGGTTTTTATCTGCCCATTGTGAAACTGTGTAAGGGGGATCTGGTTGACATGCTTGACTGGCATGAAAATAAAAAAAACCTTCTCCTGTATCAGTCATTCTTTTCCTCCTTATGATCGGGAGTGTCTTGATCATGGAAAGGAACCGGAACTTTTATGATCTCCTGCAAAGCTTCTCGGATATAGTGATCAATGGCACCAATCAGACTTGCGGCATTACACTCAACCTTTGCTGCAATACGGGCACCGTAACGATGAGGAAAATGCAGCATGATATCACGATAAGCTCTTCCAAAATTACGTGCTTCCCTCCTTACTTTTTCACGGTCAAGTGTTGTTTCTTTTTTCTGCTCAAGATCAATCGTTTCACTTTCAAGTGCAATTTGCATTCTCTGGAGTTTTATCTTGTGTTCATTAGCCCCTTCTATAGAAGCCTGCTTTGTCTTTGTGCGAGGCTTTCCATCATCGCCTACAATATAGGCTTGCTTGGTGGGATTCTCATTCCATAAAGCTGTGGCTAATTTTTCATTGATAGAACCGTCATCATAAAGCGCTTCATCAAACTTCCCCGTCTTAAAACGGGCAATAACCGCATTAGGATAAACGCCCATCTTCTTCGCAAACGCTCGAGCCGACAGTCCTTGTCTATTCTTTTTATTCATAATTTTTCCGTGATTGAATGTTTTTTATTGATTTTTTCTTTTAAATTGGTATCATATCACGATACATAAACTAATAAATGAAAGTAATTTGGTGATTGAAAACTTTGCGGATAAACGATGTAAGGACCTTCTAGAAGGTAAGCTACCAAAAGGTTTTCCGGTGGCCTTGATGCGCATGGCTCAAAGAAAATTATTTATGCTCGATAAAGCAGCTAATCTTAAAGATCTACGTAGCCCCCCGGGAAATCGCTTAGAAGCATTGAAAGGTGATCGCCGTGGTCAATATTCTATCCGTATCAATGACCAATTTCGTATTTGTTTTGAGTGGCGTTCTAATGGTGCTTATAAAGTTGAAATTGTAGATTATCATTGATCTGTAGGAGTTTGAGATGAAAAATTACATAGCGATCCATCCCGGAGAAATTCTACGGGAGGAATATTTAAAAGAATATGCCCTTTCTACTTATGCTCTTGCTAAAGCATTAAATGTTCCACGTACCCGGATAGAGCGTATTGTTGCTGAAAATAGCCCTATAACTCCTGATACAGCGCTAAGATTGGCCTATTTTTTTGATACCACAGCTGAGTTTTGGCTTAACATGCAAGCTGCTTACGATGTTAATGTACTACAAACTGAAAAAGCTGACGAATTTGCTAAAATAGATAAATTTAAACAAATGGCTTAGAAACTATCCCGTTATAAAATAGAAACATTGTACAATGCACACATATAAATTGTTACTTATCAATAAGTTATGTGTACAATGTACAGTTATTTAAAAATTCTGTCGCTAGCGATATGTCGCGCTTGATTGCCCCGCAACACACCTACCCCACTGGAAAGTACCTTTTAAAAACTTTTCTCTCGATAATTTGGTTTGAAACATTAAAATCATCATATGCTTTGTATGTAATTGGTATGGTTTAAGAGCGTGGGGCCTTTTGATTGACCATATATTCTTGCCGAGCAATTTGGCTCTGGATGTTTTTGGTTAGCCTCTCACGTGCATGGTGTTCAATAGAACTTGAGACCTTTGGTTTAGACATGACATAAGCAATCGAGGTGCCATCTTGTTTTGCAATGGGGAACCTATCTCCAGAGGTTCTTGTAAAGACGTGTCCTCCCATCTTTAGATTGACACGCTCTGGAAATTTCCCACCTCGGATAAAACCATGGGGCATGACTTCTTTTTTGCCAAAGATTTTATAAATCACACCACGTTTCGTTTCCCTTGCCTTAAAAATCTTAAGAGGCAATGGTGAAGCTGAACCAATGATATCCGCTTCAAGAAATTTAGCTGTGGCTTTGCCGCTAATGTAGACACCTTTCTTAACGCGCTTTGGTGGAATTGAAGCATCTTCTGCAACTTTCTTTTCTGCAAAACGTTCAACCTGCTTTGCTGTGGTGTTAATCGCATTACGCAATGCCCAATGAAGACGTGGGGCTTGAAGACTTGTAAAAGTATTTTCTGCCTGTTGCAGATACCACTTGGCATGGATCTTTAACCCCAAAACCTAATCCTTTTTAGTGTATAGTTTTTTGAGTATCTTCAATTTCTCTCATTTCCAATTTTGGAAGATGACGAACAATTTTCATTGTTTCTAGACTTACAGTAATTACCCGTTGAAACAATTCTAAGGGGTAAGCAGGATTACCAATAATGACACGAATATCTCGTTTTTCCTGACGTGACTGACATTTATTGTTTTGCTTCATGCAAATCACTCATCTGATCTTTTCCCTGCTCATAAAGCTGGAATGTATCGGTTAAACAAATCCCTTCAAATGGCACATAATCTCCACCCATAATGCTATGATATGTGGCTTCAATATTAATGCCCGCGATATAGTATGCTAACGGTACTATTTCATTGGCATAGATTTCATGACGGAATTTATATTCCATCTCCTCTTTTTTAATCAGTCCAGATTGTAAAAGCGGTGTGATAAAAGTTCCCGTTCCCGTAAACGGGTCCATAATCTTAACACCAGGTGAACCAAGTGTTTTGCCAAATTCAGTTTGTAATACCTCATTGACTGAGTGAATAATAAAATCTACAACCTCAATAGGAGTGTAGACAATACCCAGTTTTTGAGCAGTGAGTGGAAATGCATAACGGAAAAACTTTTCATAAATCTCTAAAATCAATTTTTGCTTTTCTTGTGGATCGGTAAGTCCACTGGCCCGTAATTTTACACCAGCGTAAAAGCTTTCAAGATCTTTAGATTTTTGCTCAAAGTTAGCTTCTTTAAGCGCGTCAAGTACACGCTGTATAGCAGGTGACACAGGATTTTCACGAGTAAACTGGTATTCTTCAAACAACACTTTAAACACAGGAAGCATGATAATATGCTGTGCAAGCATTTCAATCGCATCGCCCTCTGTGGTTGTGTTATTTAAATCATCACGCAATTTTGCTAAAAAACTGTCAAAGGCCTGCCTAACTTCAGTATCTGGTTCGGCTAAAATGCTTGTTAAGCGCGTGATATAATTTTTAACAGTTTCAGCAAAGCGCTCAACTTGCTTTGCATGGCTATTTGACTTCACAGTTTAAGCTTTCTTTGTCGTCGTACGCGTCGAGGATTTAGAAGTTTTTGCTTTTGCAGACTGTTCACTAGATTCTACTGATGTTTGCTCAACATCTTGAGTGTCTACATCTACAGGGACTTCTTGCTCATTAAGCCCTAGTTTTTCATCGACAGTTTGTTCAACTTCTTTAACGATCTGTGTAACCTCTTGAATGTCTACATCTACAGGGTTTTCTTGCTCATTAAGCTCTTTTTGAGATTGTTTGTCAGACTCTATAGACGTTTGTGTAATCTGCTCAACGACCTGTGGAACCTCTTGAGTGTTTACATCTACAGAAACTTCTTGCTCATTAGGTTTAGGTTTTTCATTAACATTTTGTGCTAGCCATTGTTGATAAAGCTTGACAGCACCAGCGCGTTTAAGGCGATCATAAACCTGATAAGAAACCTCAACGAATGGTTTACTTTTTGTGGGAGGCTCAAAACGAACGGTGGCTTTGTTATCACCAAGAACACACATAGGTCTTGTGATGACCACTTGTACTTTTTCCATGATTATTCCTTTGGAGAAATTGAAATATAAAAAAACCTCACTCTCAGGAGGGGAGGAGTGAGGCCAGTAAATAGTAGATTTAATAATGACGAAGTTTGAGTTGTTTAATAAAAAACCCTGCATTCACAGGGCTTTTAACAACAACATTCAAAAGAAAAACTTACATAAATCTGTAATTTTGGGCGCAACAAAACTAGTACAGTAACGTTATTAAATACTATTTATATCCCCATGTCAACTAAAAAAATCATAATCTGGTATTTTTTATTTCAATCAACCTAAATATGGTATTTGTTAAGTGTAAATGGTCATATGACGTGCAGTATTAACTGTACTTAATTTGCGAACTTAACGCACAATCTTGCCTCAAATAAATATAATTTTTTAATGTATAAAACAACATTTATGTTGTATTGAAACATTTTAGATATTATTCTATTATTATGAATAGTCAAGAATTGAAAAGATATCTCACAAAACAAGGCTGTAGTTTCATCCCAGGAAAAGGCGGTCATTTAATTGTAAAACGCGGTTCCAAAAAATCTGTTTTGCCTATGCATGGTGCGCGAAAGGAATTAGGGACAGGATTGGTTCAAAAGATCCTCAAAGATCTTGATTTGAAATAAATCATAACCTCAATGAAAGGAACGTAAAAATGAAATATGCCATTAAATTCATTAAAGATAATAATGATACCCTTATTGTTATTGCTAAAGACTTTCAAGAGTTCATCACTTATGGAAACAATGAAAAAGAAGCTTTAGAACACGCTAAAAATGCACTTTTAACAGTTATTGAAGGGCGTTTTCAAGACCGTGAAACCATCCCTTTTGGAACTCATGATATTGCTTACCCTTTTATTGAAGTATCTTCATTGATCACTTTAAAAATTGCAATCCATAATGCCATGGTCGAAAAAAATTTGCGTAAAGCCGATCTCGTGCGTCTTTTGCAACTTCACCCTATACAAATCGATCGATTGTTAGACCTAAATCATGAAACAAAACTAGATACTTTAGAATCCGTTCTCCTTACTCTCGGAAAATCAGTTACTATTGATATTCAAGATGCTGCTTAAAGTTTACAAGGTTTTTTTTCCGGGCAGTATTTCTGAAGAGCATTCAGAGCCATGCGTAAAGAGTTGACAAGATGTGGCAGTTGTTGATCTTCAATAACCAGATGCTCTAATGCAGCATGAAGATTGTACCGACGATGCAGTCTCTGTGTTTCTCTGATAACCTCTTGCATCGCTTTATAGCGATCAGTTGCTACTTCAATCCATTTTTCAAGACTTTCTTGATCGTGATTAGTAGTGATTCCATCATAAACCGCACCCGGCAATTGTTTCGCACACCGATAATTGTTTAGCACTTGAATATATTGCTGTGACGCATCATACTGATCTTGATTAATCTTTTTTTCCAATAAATATAACCGCCCTACATAAGTACCCATAAGTGGGTTTTTCGCATCTTGAATACTCACCCCATAACGTTTTGCACGCATTTCAAGAGTTAATTGATCAACAGGCTCACGAGGCTTTTTTGCACGTGAAATACGTCCATTGGGTTCTCTTATTTGACCTTCTATTCTAGGTCTTCCCCTTTTTTTGCGTTTCTTCATAAATTAATTTTCCTGATTAAAACGGGATTCTGTCATTCAAAGTCGTTTCTAAATATTGCTCCTGCCTACTATTCTCCCATGCCACCGCTTGCTCTTGAGTAGCCATGTCAGAATCAGACTTTTGAGCACTATCAAGGATCTTTAATTCACCCCTATATTGCGGCAAGACAATTTCTGTTGTGTAGTGTGTTTGCCCACTTTTATCTTGCCATTTACGCGTCTGTAATTGACCTTCAATATAAACCTTGGAACCTTTGCCCAGATACTGAAGCGCAACCTTTGCAAGATGTGGATTAAAAATCACAACAGAATGCCATTCTGTTTTCTCTACTTTTTCACCTGTTGTTTTATCTATATATCTTTGAGAAGTGCCTATACGAAAATTCGCCACTTCTACTCCAGATGGCATTGTTCTGCTTTCTGGATCAGCACCCAGATAGCCAATTAAAGTTACTTTATTAAGCATGTTTGATATCTTTTCTAAGGAAAATAATTGAAACGAAATACGGATATGAAAAGCTACTTTTACTATAGCATATATAGTACATTTTTCCAAAGAAAAAATGACATAAATAACTGAAAATAAACATTTTATTGTTGATTTATCAGTGCATAAATGCTGTTTTGTGATATAATTTCATTGGGTTGGTTCTAAGCAAATTATAGACCAGCGCATTTGTTGAAATTTGAGCAATTTTTTCAAGACTATAACAATACAACTCTTAAAGATAATTCTCTTGAGATAGAAAAACTATATCAGTTGTTTTTAGATAAAAAACGCATTGCAATTACTTGTTTTGAAGCAAATGTATGCATGTGTCACAGAGGGCAAATTGCACACGCTCTCTCCAAACGACCTCAGTGGAAATTAAAATAAAACATATCTGACGAATAAACTAACAAATACTTGACTTACAAACGTGCATTGTGTATCGTATCAAGTATCAAAAGGTGAATTATGGCAATCGTTAGTTTTAAGCATAAGGGGTTAAAATTATTCTTTGAAAGAGGGATATGCAAGGGTATACAATCTGCACATGCTCAAAAACTAGCAAATATTTTGGTGATTTTAGATACAATATCTTCTCCTGAGCAAATGAAAATTAAGTCATACCGTCTTCATAAATTGACAGGAGAATTAAAGGGCTATTGGTCAATGCGTGTCAATGCAAATTGGCGCGTTACTTTTCGTTTCATTGGAACAGACGTTGAACTTGTTGATTATCAAGACTATCATTGATTTTTGAGGTGTTATTATGATGTACAATCCTCCACATCCAGGTGGCATTTTAAAAGAAGAATTGCTTGATGAACTGAAATTAACAGTCACAGAAGCTGCAAGTCGTCTCGGTGTTGCGCGTTTAACTTTATCGCGTGTTTTAAATTGCAATGCAGCAATCAGCATTAATCTAGCCCTACGGTTAGAAAGGGCGGGTTTAAATAATGCAGAATTTTGGCTTAAACTGCAACAAAAGCACGATTTATGGCAAGCACGACAGAGTAACTCGATTCTGCATATTGCGCCTTTTGAACAAACAGAACATCTTTAGAAAAAGCTTAAAAACCACTTCCCCTTTTTGTTAGAAAAGGAGAGTAAGCACCATTTACTCCAAAGGAGAGTAGACAGCATTTAAGTTAAACAAATGTACAAGACTGTTTATGAAACCACGCATTTGAAGGCAAATAGTGCACACGAAAATTAGAAAAAAGTACCACAACAAAACATCCCAATAAAAATGAAACTCCCATTTTGAATCCCAAGAGAAAAAAGGTAAAACAATGTCTTGTCTGAGATTACTTGGGAAAAGTAATAACAAAAGTGCTATAAAGACTATATTCAAAAAACTATACAAATATTTGCGCAAATAAACTGTTACAATATTCAGATCTGTTGTTGTTTTATGTTGATGTTCAGGACTGTGATGAAATTCTGAAGACACTCGAGATCTAAAGAAGAATGCCATGAAAATCATGGTGACTAAAATGGCAAGAGATGAAAACATTAAAACAGCCTGAATAAATTCGGTGTTTTTTTCTATCTGCAAAAACTGTAATATCGCAAATCCTATGATGTATATCACTACAGTTCTAATCTTTTTAAACATATCCAATTATCCTGATTTTAGTACAATCTTGAAAGTGTAAATTTTATTTACGAAAGCAGTTAAGCAGCGTTGCAAAGTGATGTTGTATTCTGTTCTAGTGATTGTGGAATTTTGATTTTAGGTGAAAAAATCATCAGCTCTTGAGCTTTTCTCTTATTTTGTAGAGAATACCGTGTATTAAATTCTATTTTAGGATATTGATTGTACAAGAATTTAACTTCTTCTACATTGTCATAAGTAATTAACCAAAAAGCATTCACATGTTTAGAAATGATATTTTCTAAATAATGATGATCTTTAGTTTTATAAAATGAAGTATACAGTCCTTTTCCCTTTTTAAAATATGGGGGATCTATATAAAGGAAAATGTTTTCATCTTTATCTTTTCTTCCATGACGTAGTAAAAACTCCTGTGCATCTAACTGTGTTAAGTATATCCTATCTTTTTTTGCGCTTATATTTCTAATTCGGCCAATTAAATTTTCTTTATTGAATCTACAGTCTATTTTGTAATTTCCAGTTTGCTCTTTTCCTCCGATGGGACCAGCATTTTTAATAATTCCTGATCTGTTTGTTCGATTCAAAAAAAGGGCAGCAAACCCTACAGAAAGTACATCTGCTTTTTCAGGAGAAATTTCTTTTTGTTTGTACCATTCTTCTAAGTTAATAGTCGTCGTGTTAATCTTTTCTATTAATTCTTCTGTCTTGTACAAAACACAATGCCAAAAACTCCAAATAAACGGGTCAATATCGTTAATGTAAATATCTTTCACATCACCATTTAAAAGAAGTTTTAAAGCCAATCCGCCACCACCAGCAAAAGGTTCACGATAAGAACATCCGTTTAATCCATTTGTCTCAAAGATTTCTTTGATTTTTTCATAGAGTGCAGTCTTGCCGCCCGGATACCTTAATGGAGAATAACTACAAACCATCTCTTTCAACCCCTCAATATTAGAAAAAAACGTGATGAAAATATTCTCATGATCCCTCACGACTTTTTTCTCAAATTAGCTTCATACAGAGCGTTTTATGTTCCCAATGTGGAATTATCAAAAAACTTTCAAATCTCTCTCTAAGATGCGTTTCTGTTGATTTAAACGCATATCTAATCCAAAAGTGATCACCATTTCTCTCTACTTTGCTGTTCTAAAACTCATGAAGCCGTTCTTGTGAGGGGAATGACATTTCCTCCTCTCTCCTGTCCTTTCAGTGCCTTCTTGCGAGTATTTTCAATCGCTCTATGCACATACCAAGCTTTGCAAAGCGCCTCGCTTTCTATCTCCTGACAGTAGGAAGAAAGTTCTGCACATGTGGGCATGAATACCTTTGACATCCCTTCAACCTGACCGGTGAGAATATTTTCAACGGCTTGTGCAAGAGCGTATGCTGAAACATCCTTGAGTGTGAGCTTGTAGGATGAGGAAACTACATTGGGATCTGTGTTAGCTGGAACTCTCAAACTCGAAAGCAAGAAAGCTGCTTTCTTAATCTGCTCATCCGAAGCTTTCATACTGAGCAATCTCTGCAGACTGTTGTAAACTTCTAATGCTGTCATCTCCTCCTGTTTCGTCAATTCGCTCCCACTCTTGAAGATCAATGGATACCCCGAACTGATCCTCTTCATAAGCATTTCCAGATGAGAAATCATCTCTGGAACTTTCGAAACTTTCTGCAAGACGTTCGCTGAAACTTTTTTGTCGCTGAGAATAATTTTCATACCTACCATTTTGTTTTTCCTTTTCCAGTTTCGCTTTTTTCTTAGCTAAAAGTCCATAATCGGAAGTAACCCAGTTGTACCATGTCCGCTGCCAATCCTTGATTTCTGCACATTTTCTTGGTCTTGCTAGCCAGTAGTTTTTAAATCTCTCAAACTCTGATAACGCCTCTTCATGCGTTAAGCCCTTGTCGATTGCGTATTTCAAGTTAGGTTTGAAATCCTCAGGAATGCCACTCTCTCGTCCATCCCTAGACCGCTTGGTTTTCTTTTCAGTGCTTTTTTGCTGTGAAACGGGTGATTGGTTTTCTGATGAGGGTGTATCGTGATCCAAATGCTTCTCAACCATCTCATCGGTTGTTTCATTCTGAACTGAAACTTCAGTTGCTAAATCTTCCAAAGCAATTTCTTTTTTTGATAACACGATAGTGTTAGTTTTTTATTATATATGTTATTGTTAATGTGTTGTCGTGATGACATCATCATGACTTCATCATGACCTCGTGATGAGTTCATCATGATATCATCATGATTTTGTGATGACTCCATCATGATTTCATCGTGATCTCTTGATGAATTATTTTGACGCTTATTTCTTCTAGTATTTGCAGCTTTTATAGCCTTTTCTGAGAGTCTATTTAAATTGTCATTGCAATTTTTTAGTTCTTCTTCAACATCAAGCTTCCATAAGCGACCATCTTCTAAACGAATAATATAGCCAGCACTCAGTAGAGCATCCAATGCCTTCACAAAGGTTTTTACTGAACAATTAGTGTGACAAGCTAAAACCTTCATGTTATTTAAAAGTGGCTCACCAGTCCGCAACATTTCTAGCTGTAATCTTATATAGACGTTGCTTTCAATAGGAGACAAATAAGTCAGATCAAGTATCCACTTGTCTGCAAAAAGCCTTGTCCACAGTAATTTAGTTGACATAGCTTTCCCCCTTTTTTTCTGAAGATGTACTACTGATATCAAGATCAACTGCTGATGATGTGTACCACAAACGGCCACTCTCTAAACGAATGATATAACCACGGCTCATTAAAGATTCTAATATGTTTCGAAACGTCCACACTGAACAGCTGCACAAACTTGATAAATGAGAAGCATCATTAAAAATAGGTGCGCGCTCATGAAGCATGAGCAAGACCAGTGTTGTATAAATAGCTGTTTCTTTTGGCTTCAAAAGCATAAGCTCAATTAAAAATTGACCAGGATAAAATTTTACCCAGGATGATTTCGTGGCCATCACATATCTCCTTCTTTCTTTAAGTATAAAATTGCCCAGCCTGTCTTCGTGCCTAAACAAGACAGAAAAGCGTGTCAGTCATCTGACGTTTTGTTAAAATGTTTATCTAAACTGGTTTAAAGCCGGGGAAGACTGCCAACAATTAAAAACACCACTTGCAAAGCATATTTTGTCTTTAATCTTTGCATTTTCACAAACTCGTGTATCGCCACAAATGTGTGTATTATAGCCAGCTTTTACATCCCCAAAAACATGCGCATTTTCATATACCCGTGCATCCCTATAAACGTGAGCATTACCGTAAACAAAAGCATCATCATAAACGCGTGCATCATCATAAACACGTGCATCACCGGAAACTTCTGCATTATCATACACCCGTGAATCACGGTAAATTTGCGCGCGACCGTAAACACGAGCATTGTCGTAAACACGAGCATGATCATAAACCTGTGCACCACCGTAAACTTCTGCTTTACCGGAAACATATGCATTACCACAAACATGAACATCATCATAAACCTGTGCACTACCGCAAACCCGTGCATTAATGTAAACTTCTGCATTGCCGTAAACGCGAGCATTTTCGTAAACTAGCGCACCATACCCAACCCAACAATCACCATCATGAGAAAGATTGTCTTCTTTCTCTATAAGACCACCCAAATCACCGGCGCTAACGTTACCAAAATCTCTTAAGGCTCTAATTCGGTAAAGAGTACAGATATATGCCTTATTAAAACTGAAAGGCTTAAACAACGTACCTTCTTCTACAAACTCGTATTTCTTTGATATACTCATGTTCTTATCCACCTAATGATTGTTGGATATTACGTGGAGTGGAAGCACTCGCATCAACCTCTGTGTTATCGCCAAAATGCTTACCGGAACGGATCTTTTGATCGCCAGCAATATGAGCATTGCCAGCAACTTCTGCGTCACCGGAAACATCTGCATTGCCATAAACACAAGCATTGCCATACACTTGAGCTTTACCATAAACATGTGCATCATGAAAAACTCTCGCATTACCATACACTCGAGCTTTACCGCCAATTTGTGCATCATCACACACCAAAGCATTACCATAAACCTTGGCATTCTGATAAACGATTGCATTGTCATAAATCCAACAATCACCATCATGAGAAAGATTGTCTTCTTTTTTTATGAAACCACCAAGGTCACCGGTTTTGACATGACCAAAGTCTCTTAAAGCTCTAATTCGGTAAAGAGTGTGGCCATAAGCTTCCTTACTTTCTTCCGTAAGCTTATATTTCTTTTCTATACTCATGTTTATCCACCTTAAGTTTAGGCAATATACGGCCATGCAAGCTATGACAGAGCGTCTAGCGAGTAGCTCGATTGAAAAAATGTTTTTGAAAAAGTAGCCTTCTTAAAACTCTGAACGCTAAACTAATGAGATGGCCACGTTTAAATGGAGTACAAGGTTAAGCTTGAAGACACTCCTTTTGTTCAAAAGGAATAACTTTTTGGGACGATGAAAACTCTACCGATTTAGTTAGCTGTTTTACGTTGGCTTCAGCATTGTTTTGACCATTAAGCATATCAAACAACTTTACCTTTAAAGCCAGCTTTTTCTTTTGCTGCTGTAAAGCCTTATTTTTTTGCTCAATTAGATTAGACAGATTTTCAAGTGTAGTTTGCTCTTCCTGAATCAATTGACCTTCTTCTTCAAGGGTTTCTTCATAGCGTTTCAGACAACTTTCAACTTTTGACTTATGCAACATCTCTTTTAATGAAGGGACATTTTCTTTGAGTAAGCGAACACTTTCTTGAATAGAATATTGTTTCTCAAGCTCATCATCTGTACTATTCTCAGGCGGTATTACCCCTGTGTATTCTTCTATTAATATACTTGCATTCTCTATTCTCTTATTACGATTTATTAATCTGTAAAATCGTGTATAAATTTCTTTTAACATTTCCTTTGCTTTCATAATCTTTCTTCTCTTTGATAGGACGAATTATCCTGTTGATGCTCATTAATTGTAGAACTTTCCAAAAACGCAGATGTTGGAGGTACTAAACTATCTTGCAATTGGCGCAATTTAAAATAATTTCTTAAAGACAGCCCTTTGCCCTTTTCCCAACGACAAACAGAAGCCTGTTTAACACCTAAAATGTCTGCCAACTCTCTCTGTGTTATCGCCAAACATTTTCGGATGGATTTAATTTCTAATTTATTTTCGGTTATCATGTGATATCCTTTTAAATTTACCATATACGTAATAGTATCAACATTTATAAAAAAAACAATAGATTTTTTTAATTTAGTAATCATAAAATTAATTATGACAAAAAATATCATTGCCGTATTAAATGTACTTCAATCTGAGTTTGGTCTGACTCAGAGAGATCTTGCGAGTAAATTAAATGTGACTCAGGCAACTATATCAAGATGGTTGGCGAGTGAATCAGATCCTAGAGGTTCACATAGAGATGCAGTACTAGAACTATATAAAAGTTTAAAAGGCTATAACCAAGTTACTACACTTATTCCTGTTATGGGATTTGTAGGAGCGGGATTTGAGATTGATACTGATGTTGAGCAAATTCCAGAAAATGGTCTTGAAACAGTTGAAATACCGTTTGACTTACCCTTTGAGGCGTTAGGATTCATGGTTCGTGGTCTTTCTATGTATCCGACGTATAAAGATGGAGACTTAATCATAGTCAAGCATTTGCAAACAAGGCCAATAAGTGATTATTACGGTGATGAAGTTGTCGTTTTAACAGAAGATAACAGACGCTTTATTAAAAAAATTGTTCGCTCTCCAGAAGGTATTGCACTTGAATCATATAATGCCCCTGTAATAAAAAATGTTAATATAAAGTGGGTCGGAGAAATAGTTGCGATACTACCACGCAAAGGCTACCGCTTGCTTATGAAGTAAGTCAATTTAACCTTTTGATTCTCTTATTTTGAAGCCAATATTTTAAATACACATGCAAAAAAATAAATATTGTGCAATTTTTCTCTTGCTTTTATTTATACATTTACGTATATTTACAAACATAAAACATTTACAAACGCAAATGAGAGGGGATGGAAGATGAATAAACAGGTTTCTGTAGATAATTATGAAATTCTGTTAGTTATATGTGATGATGATTATCCTTATGCTCAATTTGGTCCACTCGAAGAAACTGAAATCCGGGATATTATTAGCGGTTTAGACAATATCGAATGCATTCTTCGTATTGATCTTCAATCAAACCGCTATGATGATCTTTCAGAAGACATTGCTGAACTTTATGTTCAAAAATACTTAAACGATAATGACCATTATTATTTTTTAGAGAACTCTCCATATCCTTTTATAGCTGATAGCTGGGCATACAGTGATGTCTTAGACAAAATAAGGGAACGGGAAAATACAAATCCATTCTACAGTAATTGTCAGCAATAACCCTTTCTTCCCAACACATCTGAAAATTAATCCAAATAATATGAGGTTTGCAATGGAAGCGCTTATCGCTATTCAGAACAATACAATTAATCAGGAAACTGTTCAGACAGTCAATGCACGTGAATTGTATACATTTTTGGAAGTAGGTCGTGATTTCACAAATTGGATCAAAGACCGTATAAAAAAATACGAATTTGAGGAAGGAAAAGATTATGTTTTAACGCTCGCCAAAATTGGCGAACGTCAAAATGTGGTATTAAAAGAATATTACCTTACCTTAGACATGGCGAAAGAACTAGCCATGGTCGAACGGAATGAGAAAGGTAAGCAAGCTCGTCAATATTTCATTGAATGTGAACGAAAAGCAAAACAAATAACTTTCTCTCAAATTGACTACTCTAATCCCCGGGTCATGTTAGGTGTTTTTATGCATTTAAAAAATGAAAATGAACGCAAGGATTATATCATTGCTGAATTAACCCCAAAGGCAGAAGCACTGGAACGTTTAGAACGATCTGATGGTCTGCATTGTGTAAGTGATACAGCAAAAATGTTAGGCTTACTCACAAAAGATTTAACGAACTATTTGCTTAATCATCGTTGGGCTTATCGTCGTACTCAAAAAGGACCTTTGTTACCTTATCAGAGTAAAATCAATGAAGGACTAATGGATTGTGTATCCAAAACTATCCAAATAGCCGGCGGAAGGGAAATGAGTGTTTCTAATGCAAAAATTACACCAAAAGGATTAACACGCCTAAGTGTGGAACTCCAAAAACAGACTCTGCATTAAGGATAAAGATAATGACAACTTCTATCGTAGAAAAAGTGGCGCAGAAATATAATTTATCAGAACAAGAGTTTCGCAAAAAAATCATAAAAAATTGTATCAATTTCAATATTTCTAAGGAAGATTTTGAAGATTTTATTTATCTTGCCGATGGGTATAAATTAAATCCCCTGAGAAAAGAAATATATGCTGTCCCTAAAAGAGGAGGGGGCATTGAAGCAGTTGTCGGTATTAAGGGATGGTACAAGCTTATACATTCGCAGCCTAACTTTAATGGGATAAAATTTAAAAAAGAACGCGATAATGAAGGTAAGTTGATTGCTTACGAATGCTCCATATCTTTGAAAAACATTAAATATCCAATAGAAATTTCTGAAGAAATGGAAGAATGTAGACGCAATACAGAACCTTGGCGGACAAATCCTTCTCGCATGTTACGTCATAAGGCACTTACACAATGTGCACATCTTGCCTTCGGTTTTCCTGATATCTATGATGAAGACGAGGTCGATTGTATTAATGAGGCGTGTATCAATGAGGTTAATCATAATCCTCAAAATGAGAGGGTATCTGATGAAATGCTTGCGCAAATCAGAGAATTAATGAAACAAACAAAAACAGAAGAAGAAAAAGTACTCTCTTTTGCAGAAGTCGCAAGCCTTACAGAAATCTCTCATGAGACGGGGCAAATTATTTTAGAAGGTTTGAAAGAAAGACAACGCTTCCAAATGGAAGAAGAGCAACAAGCTTTACCTTCACCAAAACAACCAAACACACCAACTCAACAAGATCTACCAGGGGTGTGACATGGAACAAAGGACGCCAGAGTGGTTTCAAGCTCGTTTAGGTAAAGTTACAGCTTCAAATATTGACAGCATTGTCGGAAAAACAAGTAAAGGTTCACCGACAAGTAAATATGACGAGTACAAAAATAAACTTATCAGAGAACGTTTAGAAGATGAAATAATACCATCTTATGAAACGCCAGCCATGCGATGGGGGCGTAAATATGAAGATGAGGCAATTAAAAAATACAGTCTTAGACGTTTGGTTACTGTCACACGGTGTGGATTTATTCCTCACCCGACAATTGAAATGGCAGGAGCTAGTCCTGATGGTCTCATTGGAGATGATGGCCTCATAGAAGTCAAATGTCCTCAACCGGCAACGCATATGTTTTTTTTGCGACATGGCAAAATCAAACCTGAATATATCTTGCAAATGCAATTTCAAATGGCTTGCACAGGGCGAAAATGGTGTGATTTTGTCAGTTATGATCCTTTGCTCAAAAAGAAATTAATTGGTTTTCGTTTAAAGATTCAACGTGTTCAACGTGATGATGAGCAGATTGAGCGTATCAATAAAGCTGTCGAAACATTTTTAGAAGAAATAGAACAAGAAACCCGAATCTTTACACAAGCTGCTTAAACCCCATAGGGGGCGCTCTTTTACTTACATCCTCCCAACCAGCGCTCCCACCAATTTATTTAATATAAAAAAGAAAGGTAATGAGATGATATTTGATGATGGCGATAGATATGTCACGACACGTGAATGTGCTCAGCTTTTTAGCGTATCGACAACAACGATTCGCAATTGGGTGACACGAGGATTATTTCCCAAACCATATAAGCTGGGTAAATCAGTAAGATGGAGAAAAAAAGAAATCTTGGCATTTATTCCAAAGGAAATAAGCTGCAAATAACACAAATTTAGATAAAATTATATAAACTTTAAAGGGTGGCTTAAAGGGTGGTCGAAAAATTAGAAAATTAAGTAAAGATCTATATATTTCAATATGTTGAATAAACATAATGGTGCGGACGGCGGGACTTGAACCCGCAAGGTCTTCGACCGGCAGATTTTAAGTCTGCTATGTTTACCTATTTCATCACGTCCGCGATAAGGGCTAAGGGCCTCTCATAAGCTATATCTTTTATTTAATCAAGAATTAATAACAAAAGAAACTTCTTTCGTTCTTTGATAAATTTTTGACTGACAATAATTGTTTTTACAGTTAGAAGAAATCTATACACTATCAATAAATCAGGAAAATAAGTGGTGCTATGAGTGAATTTGTTCAAGATGTAACTAAAGCTATGTTAGCTTTACGTAATGTTTTTACGGAAACACCACTTCAACGCAATGACTTTCTTAGTCAAAAATATGATGCAGAAATTTATTTAAAGCGTGAGGATTTAACACCTGTACGGTCGTATAAAATTCGTGGTGCTTTCAGTTTTGTTTCAGAAATGCTTGATAAGGTATCTCAAGATGCGGCATTTGTTTGTGCGTCAGCAGGTAATCATGCACAAGGGGTTTCTTTTGTTTGTCGCTATTTTAAACGTAGAGGCATTATTTTTATGCCTGTGACAACACCACAGCAAAAGATTGATAAGACGCGCATTTTCGGTAAAGAATTTATTGAAATCCGTTTGGTTGGTGATACATTTGACCAATGCTATGAGGCTGCGCAATCTTTTGTAGCTGAGGGGGGAGGTGTGATGGCACCACCTTTTGACGATATTCGCATTATTACAGGGCAAGCAACAGTTTTATGTGAGGCTGCTTTACAATGGAAAAAACTTAATGGAGAAAGTGAGCCAGATTTAATTGTTGTACCTGTGGGCGGTGGTGGTCTGGCGAGTGGTGTGAGCAATTTTTTACATGAATATGGTTGGAAAACAAAGATCCGTTTTGTTGAACCAGAAGGGGCGGCGAGCTTACTTGCATGTTTAAAGAGTAAAAAACGTATCAAACTTGAAAATATTAATACATTTGTAGATGGTGCTGCTGTGGCTGAAATTGGTGCATTAAATTATGCTATGTTGCAGCAATTTTCACCCGATTGTGTTATTACAGTTCCTGAGAACAGAGTTTGTTCTACAATGGTTGAAATGCTCAATGTTGAAGGTGTGGTTCTTGAGCCAGCTGGTGCTTTATCGATTGATGCTCTTAAAAGTATTTCCCGTCAGGAACTGAAAGGCAAAAAAATTCTTTTAGTTATTTCAGGTGGTAATTTTGATTTTGAACGTTTGCCAGATATTAAAGAGCGCTCTTTGCGTTTTCAGGGATTAAAAAAATATTTTATTTTTAGTTTTCCACAACATCCTGGTGCTTTACGTAGTTTTCTTGCTCAATTAACACCAGATGATGACATTGTGCGGTTTGAATATCTCAAAAAATCAGCTAGAAATTTTGGTTCTGTTTTGATTGCAATTGAAACAAAAAAGTATGATAATTTTTATGCCTTAGAGAAAAATTTTCAAGCGTTAGGTTGGTCTTATCGTGATATTACTAATGATCAAGTGTTATTTGATTTTGTAATTTGA